TTCTTTAATTCCCTTAGTACACCAAGGCGCATCCTAGCTATTTCTTTCATTAACTTAATCCTTTAATTGATACAGAAGATCCTTCGCTTTTCGTAGATTGCGACCAAGTTCCACAAGATCTGCATTTGTATCTTTGGTAAGTTGCGGTTGAAGAATGAGCCACTCCACGCCTGATAAGAGATTCTCCACCACATGTAGGACACACAGGTTTATCAGTGAACAGATTTGCGTTAGGATGAGTTTTAATCCAAGGAAGAATACGATGATACCGAAGAGGATGAAGCGGGTGATGACACAGGAGATAAGTAATGTCAGAACGTGGTAGATTAAGGGCTAAGTTTGGTCTTGATGCATTAGCACTGTTGCCATTCCAAGGTGAGGGCCTTCAGCATGTTAATGAAGCTAAAGACTTTGGCCCCTCTGTAGGAGGCGTAAGAACACTCAGAGCAGGTATGACATACCTTGTAATCAGTGACGTTGACTTACAGGGTGATAGGCTAGAGACTGATGGGGTAGTTTCCATAGAGGGGACTTCCTCAGAAACAGCCTCACTCACCAGCACAGGTCTTGCAGATGGTGTGCCACTGTTAACCTCAAGGTACACACTCCCAATTAAGTTCATTACCTTCAAAGATGTTCACACTGGTTTTTACATTGATGATAACTCAGGTGCTGGTGCGCCTCTTGCTCTTGACTGGCTTGGGGTTAACTTCCTCAATGTCACTGTAGTTGGTTCGATTGGTGACATCTCTAACTTTGTGTATGACACTGGTGCGTTCCTTAGCTCTCAGGGCTTTACATTTACAGGTAACGTAGGTACTGCTGCATTTAACAATAGCCTATTCCAAGGTAATGGATCAGCGGGTGACATTATCTCTATTGAGAGTACTGCTGTTTTCTCACGGCGCTTCAGAATGATTTATTCCTCAGTTGTTGCTTTTGGTTCTACTGTTGGTATTAACGCTGATGTGTCTGCAACAATTCCTACTGAGGGTTTTATCCTTGATACAGTAAACTTCTCAGGTGGTTCAACTTATGTCTCTGGTCTCCTAGTTACTGACCCTAAGTCACGTTGGCTTGAGTGTCGTGGTATTGCTAACAGTTCAGCAATTAGTAATTACTATATGAATGGTAACACCACTGCTACTACTATAGATACAATTGGTCTTGCTGTTAAGGCATCAGGTACAACAACATCCTCAGCAATCACTCAGAGGTTTACAAATACCGATAACAGGACAACCTACATAGGTGCGCTACAACGTGACTTCAAAGCCTCTGTTGTTATGTCTCTTGATAGTGGGAACAACCATCAGGTTGGTGTGTATGTTGCTAAGAATGGTACTATCCTTACAGAGAGTGAAATATATGTTACAACTAATGCTGGTGGACGGGCAGAAGCTGCCTTTTGTCAAGCTGTAGTCCCAATGATAGCTGGGGATTATATTGAAGTGTTTGTAGAGAACGACACAGCCATTGCAGACATAACGGTCACTGACCTTAATGTTATTATGGAGGCATTGAACTAATGTCAGAAGAAGATACTGTAAGCAAGAGTTTTGTAGAGGGTAAAATCCTCAAGACCGACGACGAACAGCGTATGGTCTATGGTTGGGCCTCAGTAATAACCGAAAAAGGTGAACCTGTAGTAGACCGCCAAGGGGATGTTATCGAAGCTGACACTCTTGTGAAAGCTGTAAACGAATTTATGGAGCATGTGCGGGTTGGCAAAGCTATGCACACTGGGGAACAGGTTGGTACTATCGTACATTCCCTCCCCATCACTAAAGAAATTGGTGAAGCTCTGGGTATTCAGACTAATCGTGAAGGATGGGTTGTCGCATACAAAGTATATGATGATGCAGTCTGGGATATGGTTAAGTCTGGTGAACTTGCGGCGTTCTCTATTGGGGGCCGTGCCATGAAGGAGGAAATCTAATTTGCCTAATCTCCTAAAAAACTTGCACCTTGAGGAGCTTTCCCTTGTGGATCGTCCAGCCAACGCACAGGCAATGGTCTCTCTCTTCAAGCGTGATAACTCCGATAAGGAAATTACTAAAATGACTGAAGAAGTTGAAGTCGCAGAAATCGTAAAAGCAGCAGAAGAAGCTGAAGTTGCTGTTGAAGCACCAGAAGCTGAACTTATCGACATTGAAGCTCTTAAAGCTGATATTGCTCGTTTCACTGCTGAGAATGAGAAGCTCCGTAAGGGTCTTATCGACGCAGGTTTCGTTATCACTGCTGAAGCTATCGAAAAGAAAGCTGAAGTTGAGATGATCGACATTGAAGGGGAGATGGTCGTTAAGTCTGACATCCCCGCCCCAGTTCTTAAAGCACTTGAAGCTGCTGATGTAGCCAAGCGTGAACATGAAATCGAAAAAGCTGACATCGAACTGACGAAACGTGCTGGTGAAGCTCTCCCACACTTCGCAACTGATGTCGCTAAATCTCTCGTAGCTAAATTCTACGAAGATGAAGCAATTATGGAAGCTCTTAAAGCCGCTGATGCAGCCTTTGAAGCAGCCATGCAAGAATTTGGTAAGTCTGACGTAGACGGCGAGTTCGCTACCTCTGCCGACAAGCTAGATGCTCTCGTGAAGTCCTACATGGACGAAAACCAACTGAAAAAGAGTGAATTTGCCAAGGCTTATGCTGCTGTAGCTAAGACCGATGCTGGTAAAGCACTCATCAATAAATCCTACAAAGGGGAATAACAATGGCTGTTATGCAATCTCGTGATAACCGCACCGAAATCGCTGGTGTTGGTGGTACTACTCAATTTAAATTCGTAACTCTCGACGCTGGTGGCGCTGTGACTGTTGCTGGCGCTGCTGGCGAACAGGCTTATGGCGTCTGCCTTGCTGGCGCTGCTGCTGGTAACGCAACTACTATCTGCGTATCGGGTAAAGTTATGGTAACTGCTGGTGGCACTGTTGCTGCTGGTGACGCTGTTCAAACTGACGCTGCTGGTGATGCTATCACAGCCGCTTCTGGTGATGTTGTTATGGGTTATGCCAAGGAAGCTGGTGTCGATGGTCAAATCATCGCTATTGAGCTTATCCAAGGCGGTAACGTCGTAGCCTAACCCTAATAACAAAGCATTTAAAGGAATATTATAATGCCTCTTTTGACCCCCTCTAACGTACATATCGACATGCCGTTGTCGAACTTGACACTGGCGTATGTACAAGAACAGTCTAACTTCGTCGCTGACAAGGTTTTCCCAGTTGTAGGCGTTCAGCGTCAGTCTGACAAATACTACATCTATGACCGTGCAGGTATGAACCGCTCTGGTGACGTTAAGAAACTTGCTCCACGCACAGAAGTAAACCGTATTGGTTTGGCTCTGTCCAACGACAGCTACTATGCTGACGTATATGGCCTCGGCATGGACTTCGATGAGCAGACACTTGCTAACGAAGATGCAATGTTGGAAATCCGTGCTGCTGGCGCACAGACACTTGTAAACCGTGTTCTGATTGAGCGTGAAGAGCAGTTCGCTTCTTCCTTCTTCGCTGCTGGTATCTGGGGTACAGACAACACTCCATCTAACCTGTGGTCTGACTACACGAACTCCACACCAATCACTGATGTGACTACTGCTCGTCGTACCATGCAGCTTAAGTCTGGTGGCTTCAAGCCAAACACAATGGTTATCGGTAAAGAAGTCCGTGACATCCTTATCAACCACCCAGATGTGCTTGCACGTTTGAATGGCGGTGCTACTGTTTCCAACACAGCACTCATCACAGACGCCAAGCTGGCTGAAATCTTTGAAGTAGAGAACTTCTACGTCATGGAAGCTGTGAAGAACGGTGCTGCTGAAGGTCTTGCAGAAGCTAACGCTTTCATCGGTGGTAAGAACGCACTGTTGGTTCACACACCACGTACATCTGGTTTGATGACACCTGCGGCTGGTCTGACCTTCGCATGGAACAACATCCCAAGCGTAAACAACCTCGGTATCACTGTTGAATCCTTCTCGGACGATGCACTGAAGCGTCAGCAGGTTGCAGAGCATATCCAAGTTAAGATGGCATACGACATGAAAGTTGTTGGTGCTGACCTTGGTTACTTCTTCGAAAGTGTTGTAGCTTAAGCTACCCCACCTAAGATAACGGTGGACCCTGAGCTTAGGCTTGGGGTTCAACCCAACCAATAAAAGAACATAACAGTATCCTACATATAATGGAGTAGTCCTATGCACCCCACATACTTGGGTTGGCAGGTTGATTGGCCTGTCTTTATCAAACGTCCTTTCATGGCAGACAGTAAAACATGGAGCCAAGGGGATCACTTTAACTGGTTAGAGCGAAGTATTGATGCCGATAAGGTCGCAACTCTTTACGCTTCTGGTTATATCCACCACAATAAAGATTTAGAAGTCCAAACTAAAGTTGGAGACAGGTTGTCAGAACTAGCTGGAAAGCAGTTAGACACCCTTGTTAACCTCCTTAACGCAGAAGTTAAGAAGCGTACATCAAGTACCTCAGAGTTTGAGACTAAGAAGTGTAAGAAGTCTAAGTTAGACGACAAGCAACGTGGTCTTATTCGTCGCTTCTTAAACAATAACAGTTGGATCGCAGAAGACTTCTACGCTATCCGTGAGAAAATCCTTACTTAAATAATATCGGAGACGACTGCATGGCTTGGTCATATGATCCTACAGACTTGGATACAACTACGGCCTCTGGTCGTCTCAACACTGTCAGACTCCTTGTTGGAGACACTGAAACACTAGACCAACAGGTTCAGAACGAAGAGATTACCTTCGGTCTGTCTGAGAATGGTAACAACGTGTACTACTCTGGCTCTTGGATTGCAAAAGTTATTGCATCTAAGTATGCCCGTAAGGTTAATACAGAACTTGATGGTACTTTGAGGGCTGACTACAGTGACCTTGCTAAACAGTATATGTCCTTGGCAGATAGCCTAGATTATCAGGGTAAAACATCGGGTTCAGGTTCTTCTGTCGGTATCGGTGTTCTTGCTGGTGGTATCACCAAGACTAGCATTGAAGCTGCAAGAGCTAATACTGACCGTATTGAAGCCTCATTCCGTCGTGACCGTTTCAAGAACCCACCAAGCTACCAAACCCCTGAGTATGAATAAGGAGTAGAATATGTCTTTTCGCTCCTTTGACCTCCTTAATCTTGTAAGAGACTTTGGGGAAGACCTAACACTTCGTAAGATTACTACAAGTGGTTCTTATAACCCTGAGACAGGACAAGTTGACAGTTCAGCCACGACAGATTATTCTGTTACGGGCTACTTTTACAATTACGAGACCTTAAACGTAGATCAAATTCGTAAGGGGACACGTAAGTGCGTTATATCTGCTTTGGAGGGGAATATCCCTGATGAAGATGACCAGCTTATTGGTAATGGAGATACTGTCGTTATTACTGCTGTAACTACAATCTTCTCTGACGGTAATGCAGTCTGCTACATCTGTCACGTAGAGGAATAACCAATGTCAGCTTGGGAAGTTAGAGTTAATAAGAGTTCTGTTTCTGGTAAACTCAAAAAGATAGAAGCTAAACTAGAATCTGCCGTTAAGGACGAACTTAAACAGGTAGCAGATGCTCTTATTGGACAAGAGCCAAAAGGACAGGCTGGTGTTGGCTCTCCAGTTGACACAGGTGCCTATATTACCTCCCACAGCTTTCAACCAACTGGAGGTAGGGGTGGCCGTATGAGAACCTCAAGTGGTAAGCCAAAGAACCAAAGTTGGTCCGATAAAGCACAAGAGGCTAGAACAAACCTTTATTCAGATATTGATAAAGTAGATGTAACTAAAGATAAAGCTGGTATTTTTAGAAACCGTTCTCCACATGCTACTGCTGTAGAGAGTAAATATAATGTGTATCTAACAGCTAAGGACAGGTTCAGATAATGGCAAGCATTTATGACGACATTCGGGCTGCTTTAGAAACTACCCTTAATTCAGTTGTGGGCCTCCCTTCCGTAGGCTGGGAAAACGCACAATTTAGCCCGACAACTGGACAGTCTTACGTTAAACCAAGACTTATTCCAACCCGTAGGGAACCTGCTGTTAGGGGTATTAATCCACAGATGTATTACCAAGGCATCTTTCGTGTAGAGTGTTATGTATCTGAAGGCAATGGTCCTGCCGCTGGTGATGATCTTGCAGATAAGATTATAGAAGCCTTTGAAGCCACTACGACAGCTAGTTTTAGTGGTACTAACGTATCCATCCGTTATGCCGAAAGAGAAATGGCTGAGATTGATGGTCCCTTTTATATGATACCAGTTAACATTGGTTGGTACATTTATTCTTAATTCCCCCATAGGAGAAACACACAATGGCTTTCGCACAAGGCTCACGCTCCAGCCTGTCTTACATCGTAGAATCTACGTTTGGTACGACACCTGCTGGTGACTTCACTAACCTTCCTTTCAGCACTCACTCTTTGAACCT